ATTGAAGAACAAAACGGAACACCAGCAGCATCTACTGGACCAGTCAATAAGGCAGGATGGACTCACCCAACTGGTGGTAAGGGTAAAGTTACTAGCAAAACTGGACCAAGGCAAGCACCTACTTCTGGTGCATCTACGGGGCACAAAGGATATGATATTGGAGCACCAAAGGGTACTCCAGTTTTCGCAGTTAAGGATGGCACAGTTACTAAGGCAGGTTGGCAGAATGGCAAACATTATGGTGAGGGTTCTGGATATGGACTTCGTATTACCATTGACCATGGTGGCGGGTATACATCCGTATATGCCCATGCAAACGAAGGATCTCTCAAGGTAAAAGTGGGCGACAAGGTAAAGGCAGGACAACAAATTATGCAGGTCAACAATACTGGAAATTCTACAGGAAATCACTTACACTTCGAGATTAATTTAAATGGTAAGTTCCAAGATCCTGGTCCATATATTTCGTGAGATAAAAAATGACAGATAATTTCTTTTCAAATAATGATTCAAACTTTTATTGGTTCTTCGGATGCGTCGAAGATCGTGATGATCCAATGCGTATTGGTCGAGTAAAACTGCGAATTCTCGGGTATCATACTGATGACAAGGAGCAGTTACCAACTGCCGATCTCCCATGGGCAATGCCAATTATGCCAGCGAACAGCGCAGGTACTTCTGGTATTGGTTGGTCACCGACTGGTCCAGTAGAAGGTACATGGGCATGGGGATTCTTTATGGATGGAGCAGAAGGACAGCAACCCGCATTCGTTGGAACAATTAATGCTGTTCCTGAGAGCAATGGTAGTGGTGGCGGGGGAGGAGGTAGCGGAGATGGATCTGGGAACTCACCAACCTCTGGTGGTAGTGATGGTGGTGGCGGTGGTTCTAATAAGGTTGACCCTGCTGCTCTAGAAAAGTTGAAGAATTGTAATTGTAGTAGTACTGCAAAAAATCTTATTGCAAAAGGCAATAAAGCAAATATCAATCAGATCATCAAGGCATGTCAAGCAGCGGGATATGGTAACAATGCAATTGCTGCGTTTCTTGCAGTTGCTGGTGTTGAGTCTGCATTTACTCCTGTTGCTGAGAATACCAATTGGTCAGTTGCTACGATGATGAAGAATTTTAAGAAAGTACGCAATAGAGGTGAACCATTTGCTCGTCAATTAAAAGCTGCGGGTCCAATAGCAATGGCAAACTTTATCTACGGTGACACAAGTAAGGGTCTTGGTAATGCTAATTGTGACACCGTTACTACAACTCCATTAGATGGATATAAATTTCGCGGACATTCTTTTGTGCAAATTACTGGTAAAGACGCATTTGCAAAAATTGGGAAAATAATTGGGGAAGATCTAGTATCTAATCCACAAAAAGTAAATTCTAGTGTTGAATTTAGTGCGAAATGTTGTCTTGGGTTCTATCAGTATAAAGGTGTTAAAACTTCTTCTCTCACGGGTGATAATGCTATTGAAATTTTGATTAAAAAAACTGGTAACGATATTAATGGTAATCACCAGCACAAGAGAGAATTGTATAAGTGCTTTATGGAAAACTTTACTAAGAATGGGAACTTTATCTAATGTTGGATGTTCTGCTCAAGCAAGATTTATCTAAAATTTTAGATAATACGAAATTAAGTAAGGTTCTGTCTGAAACCGAAGTTAAGCAGTTGATGGGATCCATTGCGCATGATGTCGGTGGTGGTTCACACTCCACAATTTCAGATAGTGGTAAGGTTGGAGCATACGGGTTCAATCTCGAAGCATTACAAACTGTCGGTGCAGTTGCACCTAATGCTGTTGAAAAAACATTAGAGAATATCAAAAAGAATGTTCCTGATATTTCATCTCTAACCAAGAAAACTTGGATCAGAGAACAAGCATCTGATCCTCTCGGTAAGTTTGGTCTCAGTGGTTTGGGCGGTAAAAACCTTGGCAAAAACTTTGCACTTGATGCTCTCAATAAATTGGGTGTCTCGATTCCAACGAACATTGGTAGCGTTGGTAATAATCTAAACTTTGCTGCTCTCTCTGATCCAAAAATTTGGACTGCAAAGATAGGCAGTGCTGCAGAAACTGCAACCAAGGTTGTTAATGAAGCAAATGGTTCTATTACTTCAGCAACTTCTTCTGTTAAAAATACTCTTTCTACGGAAGTGTCTGGAATTACATCAAAAGTTTCGTTGACAACATCGCAAGCACAATCCAATGAAATATTAAGCACTACGAATAAAATGGTTTCGACCATGACGAAAACACTTACTAAATCTGCCACACAATCTGCTACTGCATTAATTACTAATTCGGTGAAACTTCCTTCCGCAACCAAGGTTGCATTTGAGGATGTTTCTAAACAAATTACTACAAAAACATCTGTGGTAAATGAAGCAATTGATGTTTCGTTTGATCCATTCAGAACATCACCTTCAATTGAAAATCTAACAGATGCAGTGTCTGCAGTTACTTCATTGGTTGACACACACGAAAAAGAAATCACAGAAATTATCGATAATGCTCACATCGCACAGATTGATAATCTTGGTGGTGGTGGAGGTGGATTCTTAAATGATCCATTAGCACAAAACAACGCAATGGTTTCTTTGCTTGATCGAAATATTAAATCCCTTCTATCTTCCAAAGCGATTTCATTAGACTCTCCCAAAGATGTTATTCTGGGAATGTTGTCAGTTGCTAATGGACAGGGGATCGACACTGCGATTAAGTTTGCCAATGGATTGATCAAAACCAGTTCTAGTGGAAAAACCTCGAACGACTTTTTTGGTATTGGGTTTTCTGCTAACAAATTATTTGACGAACTCTTGGAAATAAAACCAGGATCCCCCACAATTTCGGCACCCAATCCTGCTACATTCGCTCAGGCAAAACCAACTGTTGCCAATCTGCCGACGAACGAAGGACTACGAGATACCAATCCTAAAATTGGATATAAAGATCCAAATAACGTTTATCCTAAGAAAGAATATCTTGAAGCAGGTAATGGGGACGTTAATGCACTTGCTATTGGAAAAAATCCAGGAGAAACTAAAGTACTCCCAGAGGATCAAACGATTCATGGTGAACATGATGCTCAACGAACTACTTCCAAAACTATTGCTGGTAGAACAGGCGAATCTGTTTCTCAACCAAAATCGGCATATAATGCTCAATATCCGCATAACCATACCTACCAGAGTGAATCTGGGCACACAATGGAATTCGATGATACTCCAAAATCCGAACGTGTTTCTTTAAACCATAGATCGGGCACATTCCAAGAAATGCGTCCAGATGGTTCACAGGTAAATAAGATTGTTGGTGACGGTTATACGGTTATCGATCGCAATGGTGTTATTACCATTGAAGGTAAGGCAAATGTTCACGTCGGCGGTAGTTGCAATATCTACGTAGCAAATAACTGTAATCTTACAGTTGGCGGTAATACAAACATCGACACTCACGGAAACGTTGATTGGAAAGTCGGTGGTAATATGAACCTTGCTGTTAAGGGAACATTTGCAACTCGCGTCGATGGTGATTATTCGATGGATGTAACTGGTAATATTGATTCCGCAACTTCTGGGTCTTGGCGTCTTGGATCTGCAACAAGCGTCGACATCCTCTCAAATAGTATAATAAATATCGATGCTTCCTCTGATATTAACATTAAGTCTGATGCTAATGCTAATGTTTATGGTACAGAGACAAATATCAAAGCATCTGGTAATACAAATATCCAAGCAGGTTCTACTATGAACGTTAAGGGTGGTGGCATTACCAATATTGATGGTGACCTCATCAATATTAATCCTGGGAGCGCAGGTTCTGCGGCAAAGGCATCGGATGGCACTCCTCCTGATATTACTATCGTCGCCGATCCAGTTTCGCCGATGAATCCAAGCGAACCAGAATTCGTTGGTGGTAATGGTGGTGTTTCTCCCGAAGAAGCAAAGGGAATGGATTATGATGGCGAAGATGGTATCGCAGATCGAAACGCTGCTGGCATTGAAGAAGGTGCGACTCCTGGTGAAGAAGGATCTAGTAGTCCAGAAAGCGGAAAGGTTCCTCCGACTGCCTGTAATGTCACCAAGACTGGGGTAAAACTTCCAGATATTAATATTTCAAATGGTATTAATTATGGAATGAAAATCTCTGATAAGTTTACTCTGAAAGACGTTATGGTGAAAGGTAAACTTAGAGATTATGGTGGATTTAGTAAGAGAGATATGATCGCAAATATGCGCTGCTTGGCAGTAAACTGTTTGGATCCAATCAGAACTAAGTTCCCTGGAATGTACTTTACGTCAGGATTTCGCGATTATATTCCTGCTGGCGGTTCAACAACCTCTCAGCATATGCTCGGACAGGCAGTCGATATGAAATTCAATGGTATGACTAAAGCGCAATATCACGACGTGATCGTTCCGTGGATTGTCAAAAACGTTCCATATGATCAACTTCTTCTGGAGTATCTACCATCTGGCGGCCACTGGATTCATATCTCGTTCAAAGAAAAAGGCAACAGATACTTACACTTTACCATGTATAATCATAAACGTGTTTCGGCACCTGGAACTTTCAAAAAATACTAACAAGGCATATAAATAAGTATTATGAAGACAGTCAGAATATACAAAGATTTAGATCTTTCCTTTACTCCACATCCTGGAACGGGTGACGTGGGGATGAAGTTTGACATCAATTCAGTTAAGCAATCGCTTAGAATATTGTTGTTGACTGCCAACGGTGAACGACCATTCAACTATCTTCTTGGTTCTCCGATCTATAAGATGTTGTTTGAACCCATGGATCTTATTGTTGCGAATATGTTAGAATCGCAAATAACACTTTTAATCAAACAGTTTGAACCTAGATGTAATCTAGAAAAGGTTGACGTGTCACCAAATTTCGATCTCAATCAATATGATATAACCATCAGATTCTATGTAGTTGGTACTATTGGTCCAATTACCTATTCAACATTCTTAAAGAGAGCTCGTTAAATGGCAGAACTTAGAGTAACAGAACTTGATTTTATGGGAATCAAGCAAAACCTGAAAGAATATCTTGCTTCTCAGGATCAATTCTCAGATTATAATTTCGAGGGATCTGCTATGTCAGTTCTCCTCGATGTTCTTGCATATAATACACATTATAATGCTACGCTTGCACATCTTCTTGCGAATGAAATGTTTCTTGATAGTGCGCTGAAGAAATCTTCTGTTGTATCCATTGCAAAGACAATGGGGTATTTACCGAATTCCCAGCATTGTGCGCGAGCAGAAATAGAACTTGAAGTAACTGCTGTTGCAAACTATGCTCCCGATTCTCTCACATTGTCTAAGAATACTTCCTTTACGGCGACAGGAATCCCCACAGATTTATCTCCATCTGGAATATACTCATTTAGACCAGACGATGATTATACTGTTAGTGTGTCAGATGAAATTGGAGCAATCAAAACATTCAATTTCGGTAATATTAAACTTATCGAAGGTAACAGAGTTTCAAACGAGTTTTTTGTAGATACAACCAATCTCTCTGGTCCATTTATTATTCCAAATAAGAATGTTGATATTACGACGGTTACGGTTTTGGTTCAAAACGATCAAACCACCACCACGTTTAATTATTCAGACACGTATCTTAATATCGAAAACGACAGTAGTGTTTTTTGGATTGAGCAAAACTATGATGGTCTATACCAAATTGTGTTTGGTGACAATATTCTAGGTAAACAATTAGAATATGGTAATATCGTTACTGTAGAGTATTTTGTTGGATCTGCCGATGGTGCAAACAATCTTTCGAATTTTTCAATTAGTGCTATTCTTACGGGATCAACAGAAACTAAAACAATTACAACGAATACACGTGCTTCTGGTGGATCACAAGCAGAGAGCATCGATAGTATTAAATTCCATGCTCCCAAATTCAATACTACGAGAGATCGTGCAGTAACTGCTGATGATTATGCGACTCTAATTAAAAGAAGTTTTCCTGGGATCAATTCTATTTCTGTATGGGGAGGAGAGATAAATGATCCTCCCATTTATGGTAAAGTGTTTATTTGTTTAGATCCAGTTGCAGGAACTGTTATTACAGATTCTGACAAAGACACAATTTCAAGAGATATCCTTGCACCAAAAAGTGTAGTCTCGATCCAACCTGTTTTCGTTGATCCTGAATATACATTTATCAGTGTTAATTCAACAGTTAGATATGACAATAAACAATCCTTAGAGACTTCAACCGAACTTGCTGGTCGAATAAGAACAACGATTCTTTCCCACTTTGATCTCAATGTAAATAAACTCGGTAAAGATTTCTACTATTCGAAATTGAGCGCAGATATTACAGATACTTCTAATGCGATTATCACGAATAAGATTGATCTAACCTTGCATAAGCGTTTTACTGGTGTTGTTACAGATCAAATTTCATTCAAATTGAATCCTAACTTCGGGCAACCTCTTCTGCCAAATAGTTTACAATCGACTTATTTTAATACGTTCTTAAATGGTGTATACTATGATGCATATATGATTGACGTTCCTGATCAGTCTCCGCCTGATCTCGAAGGAACTGGAAAAATTTACCTGAAGCAAGTTGGAACTGATGTAGTTCTGTCTTCTAGTTTCGGGACAATAGAATATGGTACTGGCAAGATACTTGTACCGTCGTGCTTTTTTATCTCTCTTTTGGGTGGTGCAACTGAATTTAGAATTTACGTCGACCCACAAAATGTCACGGCAGATATTACTACAAAGATTCTAACAAGCACGATGGAAGATTATACTGGTGCGATCATTCCTACTATTTCCAGAAACTCTTTGCTAAAATTGGATCAAAGTAGTGCGAATGCGGTTGCAAATATTACTACAGGTCTGCAGGTAACGGTTACAACATAATGAGTTTAATACCATCATACGAGAAAGTTGTTACTGGGTTTACCATAAACTCGGGTGGGAGCAACTATGCCTCACCAACTATTGATATCGATGGTGGTGGTGGTACTGGTGCAACCGCAGAAGCAACTGTTGTCAGCGGTAAAATTACTGCTATAACTATTACCAATCAGGGATCTGGTTACTCCACACCACCCACAGTTACTGTCGTAGGCGGTGGTGGAACGGGCGCAGACATTGACGCGATTATTGGTGCTCTTCCATATAAAAACAAATTAGAATTTCTTATTCAGGAACAACTTCCTGAATTTGTTCAAAATGAATATGAAGGGTTCGTAACTTTTCTAGAAGGTTATTATCGCTTCCTTGATCAATCTGGAGAAGTAAATAATTTTCTATTAAATGCTAGAGATTATTCTGACGTTGATACTACACTAGAAGTATTCATTGATCAGTTTAGAAAACAATATGCAGTGGACATTCCGAAAAATGTCCTCGTCAATCAGCGCAGACTTGTAAAATTAATTAGTGATTTTTATGAATCTAAAGGTGCAGAAGATTCTATCGAACTTCTGTTCAAAATCCTTTATGACGAAACTGTAGAATTCTTTTATCCTTCTACGCACATCTTAAAAGCATCTGATGGTGTTTGGATCGAAGACGTTGTAATTAGAATTCTGGGTGATTCTGGAGATGATCCGCTAACAGGTGAACCAGTCGATCCTTTTGATCTGTCAGGTAGAATTTGTGATTTAGTTTATTATGAAAATACTGGTGTTCAGACTTTCCCGAAGACAATCGAAACAACGGTAACGAGCGTAAAAAAACTGGCGTATACTTCACCAGCAATTTATGAATTGAACGTATCGTTACCTAAAAATTCTCCACTTAAAGTTCCAGGTGCTGGTGCAGTTGCCACTCTTACCATAACTGATGGATCTATCACAAGCGTAACTGTTGTTTCTGGTGGTTCTGGATATTATGCTGCGCCAATAGTAATTCTGAATGATACTGCTGGTATTGGGGCAGTTCTTCGTGCGAATATTGTGAATGGTTCTGTTTCTAGTATTACTGTTGTTCAAAGTGGTTCAGGTTATATTGAAGACGCAGAAAACATTCAAGTAGTTTTCTCTACAGAATCTATTAGAACTGAAATTCTTAGACCACTTGTTCCAGCAACCACAACAACAGCAGAAATTCCGGAAACTTTATTTGGTAATGTTATCCGCCAATTATCTACAGTAACCGTTGTTTCTTGTGAGGGCGAAGGTGTTAACGGAGACTGTGGATTCAGAGTTGGGCAGATCTATCAAATCGACGAACAAGAAACGGTAGGATCATATGTAAAGGATCCACCGATGTCTCCAGTGTCGGGAGGATTGATTAGTGCTATTGCTGCTAATCCTGACGATTATGGAACATACGATGCTAGTTTATTTAACGCAGGTGTAAACCAACCATTTTTCAATCCGTTGACGCAATATACAGCCGTTAGTCAGGATAACAGAGCGTCCGTTAGAATTTCCTCGATTGATGCAGGTGGTTGTGTTACTGCTGTCACCATATTCAATACAGGATTTGATTTCGAACAGGAAGAATTTGAGGCAACTATTACATCTCCGAATGGATGTGAAGCAGTTCTTGCCTTTACCACTGGTGCTGTTCTTGTAAAGACAGGAAGATTCAAAGATTCTCGTGGTATGTTGTCTAATATCAACAAACTACAAGACAACTATTATTATCAGAACTACTCATATGTAATTAAGTCTGGTGTGACCTCGAATACATGGTTGCCATTGATCAATAAAACAGTCCATCCTGCTGGTATGGCAGTGTTTGGTGAATTGCTTATCACTCAGACAATCGATATGGTTGACTATATTGGTGTTCTAGAAATTCTTGTACTTAATGAATTCTTTATTGATGTCATAGTGCTTAACGATCAGTCTAGATTTGTTGATTTCCATAAAATTCTCACAGATATTGTTGCTGGGTCTGTAACTACCTATGCAATTCCAGACTATGTTCCAATTGAGTATGCATCGATGGATGCAGATTCCCTTCAAGTTCACTTCTACAAAGTTCTAAGTGATTCTGTAACTCTATTTGATACAACAGAACTGTTGGTTGGTATTGGAAACCAAGATATCACTTCTACGGTTGATTCGTTTGATCGTGTTGTGCAATATGTCAGAGTATTTAATGAAGCATTCTACACCTCACATATCACAGTGGTTGATTTCGGCAAAACTGTTGTAGAAGATCCAGTTTGGGTTACCAGAGATTTCTGGGCAGTGCCAGAATATAGTGGTACGGAATTTGCGTGGAATGCTGAAGAAACAATTGAAGTTGATTTCGCAAAGGTTCTTGCTGATGCAGCAACGGCTTCTGAGGCAAATATATTTGCAGTTTCGAAAGTAATAACACCTTCTTATGTTACTCCGTTTGATAACGCCAGTGCGCTTTATGGTACCACCTTTGATATAACTAGCGGTGGTGGTGTTTATACTATGACTATTAGTATCAATAGTGAGGGTGTTATTACTATTGTTTCTGGGTTTGGAATGCCATTTGGTTATTATGTTTCCGTCGGAGGAACTACATTCGAACATATAGCAGGTGAAGATGCTGTTATTGCAACCGAATCGTTTGGTAGAACTGTAGAGTATTATAGAACGTTTACAGAATCTGTAATATCTAATGAGTATGCCAATGCTGGTATCGAAAAACCTGGACAGGCAGATGTGGCGACAGCAGCGGAAACTTCGACCAATCATCTATATAAATATTTAGTTGATTCCGTAACATCAACTGATCTAGTCGGCGTAATTCCATATCTGGTTAAAACTGATAATGCAGGTGCTACTGAATTATTAATCGTCGCAAATAATGCTGAAACCATAGAAACTATTGCGGCAACTGAACAATCTCTTATAAATATACTCAAAGGACTATTCGAAACAGTAACAGTCACCGAAAGTGGTATTATAAACCTACAAGATTATGTTGAAGGTGATTTCGGTTCGGACTTTGTGGGTCAAGCAACTTATTTTTAACTAAGAAGAAGGTAAATCAAATGAAACTAATCGAAAACGTAAACGGTACTAAGGGCGAACTACATATTGTTCTTCGCGATGAAGCAGGTAATGTTACTCAAGAAGTAACTGTTCCTAACCTTGTTGTTGATACTGGTCTAAACTATATCGCATCGCGTATGGTTGGAACTTCAAAGTCTGTTATGTCACATATGGCAGTTGGTTCATCTAACACCGCAGCTGCTTCAGGTAATACCAACGTTGGATCGATTCTTGGTTCGCGTAAGGCACTGACAAGTTCGACAGCAACTCTTAATGCTGTTGAATATGTTGCGACTTTCGCTGCTGGCGAAGGCACTGGTGCTATTGTAGAAGCAGGAATCTTCAATGCTTCCACTTCTGGCGATATGCTTTGCCGCACTGTCTTTGATGTCATCAATAAGGGTGCAGCGGACAGCATGACAATCACTTGGACGGTTACAGTATCGTAATATAAAATGCCACTTCTTTTAAGATCACAGGGAAGACAAGAAATAGCAAGAAGCGTTTATCGTGACATCTATAACGAAAACGACTACTACTATTTCTTTGTCTCTCGAACTCTCGAATGGGAGGACGAGGAAAACCCAGAGCAACCAGTTGACTCTGAGTCGTACTCAAACACGGCTCATAGAAACACTTTGTTTGTAAAAAGAATACAAGCAAGTGATGCGGTCTTAATGGCACCAAGACATAACTGGACGTTGGGTACAGTATACGATCAATATGATGACGCATATGGTGAAACGGATGCCAATGATGATCCGATTACACCCGCATCAGGAGCAGCAACATTAAGTGCTTCTGTTTTTTATGTGGTCAATGATGAATATAACGTATACAAATGTATCAGTAATGGCGATGAAGCGGTAAGCACAGTCAAACCAACTGGAACAGATACGAATCCTTTTGAAACATCAGACGGTTACATCTGGAAATTTATGTTTCGCGTCGAGGCAGGTGATGTAACGAAGTTCTTAACTCCCTCGCATATTCCTGTCCGCAAAATGGCAGGTCTTGGCGAACCACAATATGATGTAAATGGATTTGTAGATGGTATTAGCGTTACGTCTGGTGGATCTGGGTATTCAACTCCACCGTATGTCGTAATTCAAGGTGATGGTAAAACTGCTCCAACAGTAATTATCGACAGCACAACAGGCGAAGATGCCTCTGCGTTTTCTATTTGCTCAACAAATGGTTCTAATGAGGATATTGTTTCTTCAATTGTTGTAACAAATGGCGGTTCAGGTTATAGATCTACGCTCTCTAAAACGTTTAATGGATCTACTTCTAGTGCAGTTTCAGTTGCAAACAATACACTTTCTATAACTGCCCATGGGTTTACTGATTTGGATCTTGTGAAATATTCAAATGGTGGCGGAACTTCTATTGGTGGTCTTACAAATGATAGATCATATTATGTGATTTATATTGGTGCCAATACAATTAAACTCGCTACATCTTATCAAGATGCTGATGATGCTGTTGCGATTGATCTAACTTCTCTTGGTACAGGCAGTACACATACACTTACATTTGAAGGAACTACGGTATCTCTTTTGGGTGGTGCGGGTTCTGGTGCCACTGCTACACCAGTTATCTCTAGTGGTGTAATTACAGGAATCACAGTAACCGATGGTGGAACTGGATATGCTGGTGCTAGAGCGACTGCTGCTCTGGGAACAGGTGGAACTGCTGACGAGGTAGTTTCAGTTACAGTGACCGAGGCTGGATCTGGATTCTCGTTCGCGAATATTAGTTTCGTTCCTGTTGCTGGTGATACCATT